TGAGGATGCAAATTTCATACTGTCTCCATTGTGCCTGTAGTCGTCCGGACACCCCAATTGTACCCTAATTCTATACTAGGGATTGGCCAGTTTGGGCAGTCCGGCAAAGGTGGGCCCTATCCGTTTGCCGTCTGCGTCAACACCTGTTTTAATTCCCTTGGTCCAAGTCCATGGATTTTCCGCGTTATTTCTTGCTTTTGCGTCACCGTATTTCATTCGGGACCGGACAAGGTCCTTGTCGTCCCAGAGATTCTGAACCGAGATTTCAGAGCCCTCCAAAACCGTGTTGTCATAGATATTAAAGAAACAAAAAGGTGAGCCTGCCTCAAAAACAACTGGCTCTCCAATTTTTGTAATTTTCCAGTTCATCTGGGATTCGTCTGGCCACCAATAACTTGGTAGTGTAGCTGTTAGGGGAACGGCGCCATCCATGAAATAGTTGGGCGGACCAGAAATCCAGGTGTTAAATCCTTCCTCTGTATTTATCACCCATCCCATATTGATGGAAATCATGCCGATGATTGAAGACACCGCCTGCACCCTGCCGGACGCGGTTATCTCCCCGGAGAGAATCGCCGGAGGGGTATTTCCCCCATCCCACTGAACGACGAGTTCTTCTTCCATTTGAAGCTCCCATCCGTAAACGTTTGCCACCGTCATCGGTAGGCACTGGTAAGCGTGTTTGTTGTACGTCGCGTCCATCCAATCCCTCTTTATGCGAGACTGTTGAATCAGTGGTGGGTTCTGGTGAGTTTTTTTAAGAGTTATTTTCGTCATTGCGTGAAGGTAAAACGATTTGCTTGATTTGTGCTGATGCCGACAATCCCTGGACCATACTCGAGGGAATTGCCGTTCACGTCTTTCCCATAGCCCTGCCACCGACCATGAAACCTATCGTTGTAATCAAACATGGTTACAGCCGAATACTTTGTCCCCTTGGTGACGGGCTTCGCTGCGTGAGCGTAAATGAAAGTAGATGGAAATAGCACGATGTCGCCATATCGAGGCTTGAAAGTTATATCCAAATAGGGGAACCACAACTCTCCGCCTTCGTAGTCGTCATTCAGATACATAATAGACGAGACAGTGCAGACATACGAGAATCCATGGTCGGCGTGAACATTAAAATGCTGGCCCTGGGTGTAGCGAACATAATTTATTGCTTCCATAAAATCCATACGAATGTTGTATCTGGATTCATAGTCCTGAAGGCATGCTGTCAATCCAACGACAGTGTCGTTGTATATGTTGATGAGTTCTGAGTATTGCTCTGGACAGTTTTGAAGATGTGCCGGGCTCATCTTGCAGTCAACGCAATCCCTGTAATCCTTCATTACTTGACCATCACCGACAAGGGCCTGCATCCACGAATAGGGAGGAGTGGTGCTGTCTCCTATTGTTGCTTCTAGGCGTTCTGGAATTCTAAGGTCTTCGGTAAGTATGTTTCTATAAACCAAAAACCCAGCTTTGGGGTCACCTATGTACTCGACATCAATGTTTCTCATTGCCTCAGTATACTCCGGAGAACCACATTGCCAAACTTATTCGTTCCCCGCTAAAGACGCTATCCACATAGTGGCTATATTGTAAATGACTTGGAAATATTACACAATCCCCTGGGACTGGTTTGTATCTGTGTTTCATTGTCGGGAAAACTAGGTCCCCACCAGTGAAATCATCATTTAGGTACGCAACTGCCGAAATAAGAAAATTACTACAGCCCGTTTTTGGGGTTCCGTCAAGATTCTGACTATCTGCGTGTTCTTCGGTTGTGTTTCCAGGAATAACCTTAATGAGGGTGGCTTGGTCTAGTTCTAGGCTTAAATCAAATACTTTTTCTGCTAAACCCAAAACTCGCTCGCATATCTCATTAAATATTCCGTATGCGAAGACGTCGGACTCTAGTAAGGCGGATTTGCTGTAATAGCCGGTTGAGTGGTCATCTTCTGCAAGGTTGGGCGGCGAACCTATCTCCTTAATCGAATCAAGGAGTAGGTCAGATTCTTTCGGTTTTATAAAATTCTTTTGAATTAAAATCATTGCTTACAGCACAGTGTAAAACGATGGTGTTGTGTACCTATACCCCTTGGTAACCAAGGTGACTCCATGTAAATAATTAACGTCTCCTGGGTGAGCAATAGCCAATCCGGGTTTCGGTTTTATGGTCAAGTCGTGTTGCGGGTAATAAAGTTCTCCACCTTCAAAATCTTCATTGTAGTAAAACAGGGAATTCAAATCATAATCAACAAACGCATTGGGTTCACCATTGTTTAGTTGCTTGTCGGCATGGGGTCGCTGTTCGATTCCCGGCCTCCACTTCATGATTACTGGTGGGCGAGGAGATAGCCGTAGGTCGTAAATTCTCTCAAGTTCTAACTGCATCTTTGTGATGTATTTATCAATTATTTTAAAAACCGGCATGGAGAGTCTTTGTAGAATATCACTGCTGCATTGCCTATCATTCCAGTAATCAGCGTTATAAAGGCATGTTCCATCTTCGGCGTAAACGCTCTCTTTTGAGTTATTCCACTCGTTTATTGTCGGGCAAAAATCTTGAATGACTTTTAGGTCGTCATTATCAATGAAGTTTTCAAATATGTGGATATTTTCTAACCCATCCCCAAAATGACCGGGTTTTATTCTCCACGGGGAATTTGCATCTTCTTGCATGCGGCAACAATATCAAATTATTCTTCCAAAACAAGCCTATACAGGTAATCGTCTACTTCTGAGCGTTTTTTTATTTCTCTCACGTGAGAGATATCTGGTGTGAAACCATTTTTTTCCGAGCCATTAACCCTACTGTAGACAGTGCTGTCCAGCGTAAAACCGTGTGATTTCAACACCACACCTCGTAGCCACTCAATCGCTATACGCCTATCTTTCATAGCGAATAGATTCATCGAGTCAATTGATTCTTTTATTTTTTCTTCACTCGGCATGTCTGCTTCTATGAAGACAATATTTTTTTCGTTCTGTACATCTTCATTACTCAGCGCCACAAGAGACTTATCCACGAAGGTGATTCTGCAGAAAAGCATCTTCGACTGTATGTTTCCTGAGTTGGAAAATAGTTCATTTACTCCAAATGGGGTTATATTCCCATAAAGAAATTCGTCCATGTAGTCATTGGACATTTTTTTACCAGCGCTTATGGAAACATATGCAGCAATACTCAGATAATGTTCGACTGGCTCCCTGACCAAAGAGAACACATTCAAGTCGCCATTGCTTTCAATTATTGGATTTCTTGCAAAATGACCTGATATAAAAGGGTAGTCAAGCATCGCGTTATGGTCGTACATCAACGTTGAAACATCTGGAGAAAATACATCTGACGGAAGTCCATTGTTGGCAAATGTCTTCCACAGCGAATGACAAATTCCAAGTCCTGATGTTCGAGGTATGTGTAGATGGTAAAGACGTTTCAAATTTGCGGTTTACTCTCGGCCGTCCATGACTGCCATTTCCATGAGAATTTTACTTTTTACTGGAATCCAAAAATGAGGAGACGTATACCTAAATCCTTCCTTTACTTCCGTAACCCCATGCGCATACATATTTGTTGATGGAAAGAACACCAATGTCCCTGGATTGGGTTTTATGTGAATATTGTATTTTGGGAAAAACAATTCTCCACCCTCGTATTCATCGTTTAGATAAATAATTGAACCATAGTCAACTATGTAGTTATACGCGGGCCAACCGGCGGCAGTTTCCCCGTCGGCGTGTACGTCTTGACTTTCTCCTGGATTCCACTTTCTTATACCTGGTTTTGTTCTTTCGAGAAATCTTCCAAATTTAAATTCAACCCTTCTCTGAACCTCATCTACGTATTCTTGCATAATCGAAAAAATTTTTTTAGAGTTTTGCTCAATCATCTCTGGCGTGTGGATACTGTCAGAACCAAGTTCACTTTGCGATTGCCATTCTGTTATTGATAGACAATAATCGAGCACCTCTACCAAATGCTCTCTAGATACGAAATTCTCTATTATTACTATATTTGATGGGTCCGCAAATGGGAGTGATTCAAGTCCAATAAATTCTTGATGAAAAGCCATTCGATACCCTGCTAATCGTGGTGATGTATTTACGAATAAAAAACATGTGCACTAATTAAAAAAGAACTTCCCCAATGTCAGGTAATGCTGATTTTATTTGTTGATATGTGGACTGTTTTGATAAGATAAATGAGTTGTTTGCGATTTGCTGCACCATCATGTATCTAGGGCTTTTTTTTATATCTTGTGATAAGTCTTCTTGGGTTAACTGGTGGGAAGAAACCAACAAATTAATAGCGTAACTTTCAAACATATCGATTGTTTCTTTATCTTGTGCGTATAAGTGTTGCATATTATCTTCCTTAATCGTGTTTATTTTTGGAATTGAAAGACCACCACAATGTGCAAATTGGTTAACACAAATGTTACTCAATGTTGCCCTCACTTAAATCCAGGACCGAATGATGGAGGGAAGAACGGAGGAAAGAACGGAGGAAAGAATGGAGGAAAGAAGGGAGGGAAGAAGGGAGGGAAGAACGGTGGGAAGAATGGAGGAAAAAATGGGGGAAAATATGGCGGGAAATACGGTGGGGCTACTGGTGTTACGGAGTTCGATGGGTTTGATGTCGAAGAACCGTAGCTATTCGATGCGGTAACAGTGAATGTATAGGCGGTTCCGTTTGCTAGTCCAGTTACTGTTATTGGAGAAGAACCTGTTCCAGTAAAGTTGCCTGGCGTTGACGTTGCTGTAAATGTTGTTGTTCCGGTTCCTGGTGTTCCCGCTGTATACGCCACTGTTGCCTGGGCATTCCCTGCGGTTGCCGTACCAATGGTCGGCTTTCCTGGTGCAATACCAATCGCAACCGAGTTTGTGGTTACGGAGTCCGAAGATACGCCGTAATTCGTTGTAGCAACAACTGTGAACGTGTATGACTGCGTAGCCGTTAGTCCTGTAACAGTTATTGGCGAAGAAGCGCCAGACACGGTTATGTTCCCCGGACTTGACGTTACGTTATAAGTAATCGTATCTTTGCCGATGTATTCGGATGGCGTAAAGGTAATAATTGCCGCTGTTCCGGTACCGTCGTTCGCTGCAGTTGCGTTGGTTACCGGTGTTGGCTTTTTCCCACCACTGTCTTTTAGTGATTCCATGATTTATGCCGAAAGGTCTCCGATGAGAACCCATGTGTCGGTTGCTCTTTTGATAAGAGTGGCGCCGGACCATTGGGCACGCATCTTCTTTCCCGGTGTTGCGTTTATCGTTACTCCAGCACCCTCTGTAAGGGTTGTTTGTCCTGCACCAGTTTGAATGATGGTTATATGTGTTCCGACCGCGAATGAGACTGTTGAATTTGGCGGCACGGTCAGAGTGTTGGCTGTTTCCACGTTCATTTCAACAATCTTGTTTCTATCGGCAAGAACCAAAGTGTAATTTGCTGCCTGAGCATTTGTTAGTGGATTCGCAAGCTTGTTTCTGCCAATTGCTGCATCGGCGTTAATATCTCCGTCAGTGATGGTGCCGTCCTCAATCATGTATGAGGTAATTACTGCCTGGTCTGTCAAAACTACGGCCGTGCCAGCGATTTTTTCTGGATTTATTTCTGCTCCGTTGGCAATGTGTGTATCGCTAATAACATCGTTATCGATAGACATAACACCGGATGACGTCATTACAATGTCTCCGGATGTTGCTGTTGCTGTTGCAACACCAGAAGCGTTGTACATAACAATTTTGCCTGCGTCGCTATTGAGCAGTCTGTTCAGTGGGACAGTGTCTTCAGTAAGCGATGAGCCGGCAACTGCTCCGGCAGTGAACATTGCCGAAGGTATGGTTACAAGAACCCAACCAGAACCGTTGTAGGTCCACGTTTTCCCTGCACTTACATGCAGGTCGCCAGATTGGGCGTTTGCTGGAAAATCTATAGCCGGCACGATTACGCCTGTGCTTCGGTCCAAGATAGACGGGCGAACACGGTTGCCGTGTTGGAGCCGATATTTCTCGCAACAATATGCAGCGTGTCCGGTCCGTCTGGATAGATTCCGGTAGTGGTCAACGTTGTTCCGCCGCCAAGGACTGAGTTGCCCAGGTCTCGAACGGTGTTTAGCGGAATCTGCACACCGCCAGTGCCACCGACGAAGAATCCTCCAGTTACTTCACCACCATCTACCGTGGTGCTTGTTCCAGCGTAATCAGCGATTTGGGCGAGACTCGACGTAACCGTTGTTGGTTTTGCCCATGTCCGAGAGGCTGATGGAACTCCGTTAAGGATGGCGGTAATCAGAACGTTGTTGGTATTTGACGTCGTCGTAACGTCCAGGTTTCGAAGAACTAGCTGCATTCTATTAATTAGCTCTCTCTCTCCGAAGAAGGCAGAAGTTCCGTTGTCTGCCGAAGGGGAAACCCGAATACCGATTAGTGTTCTAGTTGCTCCAGACGGAATTGTAACGCCGGTCGTCTGGCCATAAGTAAACACCAGCGACTTGTCGTCATCAAACTCGCCGTCCATAATTGCTGACGTTCCCCAGTGGGAAATTGATGGAGCATATGTTGGGAAGGCCAGCTCTACACCGGTGTGATTTGTCGCAGAGTACGTAAATGCAAGGGCAGCATCGGTTCCCATTGGGATTGCGCTTACTGTTGGATTCGCTCCCGTTACTGCCGCGCTCAGCTTAATGTTGTTCCCCTCAATCTGCTGAATAAACGTTCCATCCGGAACATCCGTGCCGGTAATTCTCTGGCCAACCTGCAGGCCAGCATTCGAGGCAACAGTACCGTCGTTTGCCCCAGCGGCAATAGTTAGCGCCAATGATGGATTTCCTGTTTGCTGCCTAGTGAGGCCAGTGAATGTTGTTGCCGTCTTCCCGGTGTAATTGATGTACTCATATCCAGTCGAAGTTCTATATACACACAATGTTCCAGTACTTGGGAAGCCTGATGTTGACTTCACATTCATTGTTCCTGTTTCAATAGCAGAAAGCGTTCCCGAGAGTTCGGTTCTCGGCGGAAGACTGAAGCATTCATAGCGAGCAGGAAGGTTTCCAGAACGCATATATGCTTCAGCATTTGTGTTGTTGTTAATTACCTTGTGTGCATAAGTTACTTTTCCGTCTTTTGCACGCATTCCCCACCGGATAAAACCAGCACCGTACCACGAGTAGTCGATATAGAACATTTGCATTCTGGCAAGGTCGACGTTGTACCCGGATGAGCCGGTTCCGTCCATCTTGTCCAAATTCCACTCCGACTGAGGGTATTTGGTATCAACTGTTTGGGATACAGATACCATTGTTGACGTCGCTCCGCGATAAGCAGGGCTGATTGTAAGCTCAGTGTCGCTAGCAATGTCGGTGATTCGATACGACATGCCGCGAGCAACGATGTAATCGCCTATTTGAAGCTGGCCTGCGTATCTCGTTGGAAACGCGGCACTCGTTTGGGTCACGGTGCAGGAGCCATTTGTAAAAGTTGATTTGCCAGAAATTTGGAAAGTCGAAGAACGCTTTACTGCCCAAAGCGTTTGGCCATCGAACTCAAAAAATAGGCCATTCTGGTCATCGAACAATCCGATTCTGTTTACGTTTCCATACCATCCAGAAACTGTGATGTAATACGGACCGGATGCCAGAATATTCACGCCAGAAGACTCTGTTGGCTGGTACGTGAATGTGTTGTATCCAGTAATTGTGTATACGGTTGTTGTCAGATTGAATAGCGACTCATTGGCTCCAAAAATGGTAATCGTTGAGCCGGGATAGAGGTTATGCTTTTCTTTCGTCTGGACCGTAACAAGATTGGTTGAAGCGCTGTATGTAAGTTGGTCCAATTGGAGGTCTGGCTTAAGCAAGGTTCCGGACGACATCTGGATTCCCTTACCAGACTGGTAGCGGAAATATCTTCTAGTTTGGCGAACTGCCATTTCATAGTTCGATGTTCCGTTGTTCGAAAAGATAACACCTCCGTCGAACGGTCTGTGGAGGAAGTTGCCAGATGGCTCAACATAAACCGATGCCGCTGATGCATTAAGGGTCCCAGTTGGGGCCGTTGGAGCATGGATTACAAATTGAGTTGAGCTAATTATTCTTGAAACAAAGTTTGCTCCGTTTGGTGGGTTTGCACCAGACGTTGTAATACCAGTTATCGCGACTTCGTTGCCGATTGAGAGACCGTGTGGAACGGTTGTTGTTACGGTTACTGCGTTCCCTGAATATGAAACGGTTGGTGCTTCGCCAATTTTTGCATTTGTAAAAATTACTCCAGTAAATACCGCCGTCTTGTTTTCATCAAAAATAGATGTCAGGGACCCAGTATTTACAGCTTTTCCGGTATACGTGAATGACGTATTTGTGGTAATCGATTCGATTAGGTAGGCGCCATTTGCAATCGACAATTGAGTATCGCGAACTGTAATTGGGGTGCCGACAGCAAGTCCAGTAGTGTTTGTCAGCGAAACGGTAACAGTGCGCGACGATGTGTTCATCGTTATTGCGGTAATTGTTTCAATTGGAGTCGCAGAGTCATAAATGAATGGACGAGCACCAACCGTTGTTAGATTCTCCCACTTGGAAATCTGCGTTCCGTATTCGAAGTCGGTGTCAATCAGCGACTGTGGCTGAGATACGCGAAGCTTTTGAACCGGGTCAAAAAGTACTTCTTCAGGCGTAATCGGCGTTAGGCCAGGAGGTATTTGATTGAGTGCCATTACGCTATCTCCATCCCGCTGATGTGAAATTTAATATCAGTTGAGTTTGCATTTCCAGTAATCGTGTCGCCAGCATCAAGAACCTGTTTTAGGTCAAGGGAGATGACAGAGTTTCCAGGAATCTCAAGGCTTGGGACCAATGGTACGCCATCCAGATTTAGTGTGTATGTGCCTCCGGCAACAGCGTTATTGGCAACGACGACGCTCGTGACTATCGTCTTGGTGAGCGATGGAACGGTGTAAAGAGTTGTTGCAGGCGTTGTGTATACAGTCGCCGCACCCCTAAACAAAACTTTAGCTGTATTAGCCATTTGACACTCCAGTCATTTAGAACGCTCCCATAATAGACGCTACGGCGACGTCATCGGTGCTAGTGGAACGCGACACGAGAACCCATGCACCTTCGTAGTAGACGAATACTTCATTGGTCGTGTTCTTGAACCAGAATTGACCGTTTGCTGGGTTTTCTGGCTCTGTCGAGCTGATAACCGCACCGATTCCCGATGCACCAATTTCAATCCAGTATCCATCATAATACACAAACGTGATGGCTGAATCAGTCTCAAACCAGAAGTCTCCGGCGTCCGGGTCGGGCGGCGGAGTGGTTCCAAGGGTCATCGAGGCTCCAGCGGCAATTACGTGGTAGCTGCTGCCATCTGCGGTCGCTTCCCACCTATCCAGAACTTCGTTCCATCGGAGCTCAACGCTTGCGCTTGAGCCTCTATCTATGATTATCGAGCCGTCAACAGTTGGCGCGCCTTCCGTTCCGGCATTAAGGACAATCTTGCTGTCAGATACGCTCAACTCTGCTTGATTTGTAGACTGCTGGTTGGTGGCGAACAAGTTAGTTACAACAAGTGTTTCAAACTGAACACATGCGCTTGTCCCAACATCCTGTCCTATCGCGATTGTCGGGGTTGCTGATTCTCCAGCGTTATCGGTAATGCTTATTCCGGTTCCGGCAACAAGGTTTGCTACATAATTTCCAGTTGTGTCGGTTCCCATGACGACAGAGTTCGGCTGAATTGCAGTCGTCATTGTCGCATTACCAAGATTTGTAAATGTCACCGAACCAGAAACATCCCCAGAGAGTGTCAAGATAGGAGATACCCCAGTAATTACTGGACTGGTCAGTGTCTTATTGGTCAAAGTGTCGGTCGTGTCTCGACCAACAAGCTGTGTTGAGGCGTCGGGGAATGTGATTAATCTGTCGGCTGTTGGATTTGCAAACGTTACGTATGTTTCGTATTCATCTGGGTTTGAGCCTTCAAAAACAATTCCTCCGCCAAACTTGACTTCAGGGCTTCCAGAAGAAATAGATGATGATGGGGTGAGAACTGGCTCGTACTTAAACTGCTGTGCCCCAGTTACTTGAGCTACAACAAAATCTCCGTTATAGCCTTCCTGGTTGGCTCCTGAAACAGTGATTCTCGCGCCAACATACAGGTTGTGATTTGTCAGCGTATTTACAGTAACAAGGTTTGTGCCCGCATTGTATGTGAGGTTTCCATTGACCGTCAGGTTTGTGTTTCCAATTGACAATCCGGCAAATGTCGGGGTATCTCCAGTTCCGACAGCTTGACCAATATTGATTGTTGGTGTTCCGTTTTCCTGAGCGACACCGTTGGTGAGCGAAACGCCGGTTCCGGCAATAATTGAAGATACATAGTTTCCAGAAGTTTCAGAACCCAGTTCGACAAAGTCGCCTGCCCATTCGCTTCCGTTGTATTTGAGGTACTGACCGGATGTCGCAGATGCGGAAACATTTGCCAGTTCTTCAATATTGAACGAGGTTATCGCTGGGGTCTGCGCCATCCAGACAGAAGCAGAAGCGTCCCAAGTGAGAACATCACCAGTGGATGGGTCAACTGCATTGACATCCAGAAGCTCATTGAGCTCGTGATTGTCGATGTTGGTCACATATCCAATGACGTTTCCATGGAACTCAGAAGCATAAATATTATTATTTGCTGTTATGTTCTGATAAAACGTTGGGTTAAGAAGGTCGGCCTTTTCGTTTAGCTGTGACTGGATATTTGCACTTGCGCTATCAAGATAGCCGAGCTGTACTGCCGTTGTCCCAAGTTCGAACAACTTGTTTAAGTCCGAAGAGCTTGCCTGTAACCCGGTTATATCCGAAGTGCCAAGACTTATGTCAGCGGAACCATCAAATAACTGACCACCAATAAATCTTGGTGTTCTGAGAACTTCAGCCTCTGCCGCAATTCCATCCAAATAACCGGTTATTCCAGCAAAAGTAACACTTGAGCTTGGAGATACATTTTGGCCAATTGAAAGTATGTTTCCTATTTTTGTTACTCCAGTACCAGCGCCTATCGCTGCTGTTCCAGAAAACTGTGTAAACGATATTGAATCAACACCGATTAGGTGGGCACCATCGGTGCCAGTCCCCGTTGTGTACACCAAAAAACCTTGGTTGGCATTGGTTGAGCCGCCACCGACATATACCGCATCGCCCGCGTTTGGCGTGCCATAGAATGTGCTTCCGTCAAAATCTTCAGCTCTTGTGAGGATGTATGGGGAAGAGACTCCACCCTGGTCGGTTACGTCATAAATTCCATTATGAACGGCATTTGCCTGGTTTTTTACAAGAATTCTATTTCCAGTAGAGGCGTTTGTTCCGTCAACAACTAGTCGTCCATCAGTAGATGCGGTTAGTGTTGCCCCAACACCATCGCCACTATTGTCATATGTCGGCGAACCCGGAAGCTCTGCTGCCGTTGCGTAGTTTACAAATTCATGCCAATTGATTGATGAGGCAATTCCATCAACGTATGCCTTTGTCGCTACATGTTTGTCATCTTGTGGAAGATTGTCAATGGTAACTTGCGCGAAAGTTGGTGATGCTGATGTTGCAACACTCTGTCCAATTGATATTGTCGGAGTTGTTCCAGAGCCGGAGTTTCCAGTAATAGTCAAACCAGTTCCAGCAATAAGAGACTGGACGTAGCTCGCCGATTCGAGCGAGCCGTAGAAATAATTTAGAGAAACCCAGTTGGTTGACCCGTCGCCAAGCTTGATTTTATTTGTGTCTGTCTCTAGGCCAATTTCACCAGCAGAAAGGACTGGGTCTTGCGATGTCCAGTTGGCTGCCGTATCGCGACGAAAAAGTATCTTCTTATAAGCCATTAAGCATTTCCTCCGTCAGCGGTAGACAGGTCATCTTCAATTTCCGTAAAAGAGAAACCAGCGTCAAGTATCGCATATTTGGTCCTCTTCCAAAACGAACCATTCCAGGACCACGATTTGCCGGCAACAACAAATTCGTCATCTATTGACGGAGATTGGGGGAAGACTATTGCCATATTGGCAATTATCCCACATTCTAATCAGCGATAGTTTCAAGTCTTTCGTTTTCCATCAGCCTTTTAGAGAATGTGTTCAAGCCATGAATGTACCCAAGCGGTTCTGGTATGTTTAGTTCAACACAGATATCAAGTAGCTTCCCATCCCTGATGTCAGTCCAGGCGTCAACCATTGCTTGCGCTCCAGATATTCCGCTGCGGTGGTATTTTTCTGAAATTAGCTGTATGAGCTCGTCGTCATAATTCCAAGTTTTTTTATCCATTTTTTTATCTTACTGACATTTAGTCGGCAATCCAGGAAAGTGTTTGTTCATCCCATTCATAATGATTTCCGTCGTTCGGCATCTCTACTGGAGCCACCCATAAAAATGCTTCCCGGTCAAGGGTCCATGAGGGATACGGCTGAGGCGGGATGAATGCATTGTCGGCTTCGCTAAATGTAAAGCCAATGCCGGCAAAATTTTTTCTGAATCCATCTTCGAGGGTTCTTGAATTAAGACCGCCATATGAGTTGTATGAAGTTCTCTTGCAGCGCAAACCCCGCAAATTTCCGTAATACTCCTCCCAGTTAGAAATTCCGTCGACAATTTCATCTTCGTCGCGCCCAGGTATTACCTCAATGACGCGATTATTGTTATCTAGAAATGCATAGTGGGCCATTAGAGGGTAATCTCCCCTGTTCCGGAAGTAAATCTGTACACGTGGTATCCACTTCGGCTGGTAGTACTAAGGGTATAAAGAAGACCTGGAGCGATGCTCGATAGCGGACCATTGGAAGACGGGTATGCAACAATTACGATTCCAGAACCACCGTTTTCGGTTCCGCACGAATAGCCGCCGCCGCATCGGGCGCCCGAGCCACCGCCAAGATTTATGCCCCCGTCGCTAGAGCACTGCTGGTTTCCGAAGCTATACCTTGAGCCATTCCCTCCCCCGCCCGACCCGCCTATGCATGTTCCCGTTCCGCAACCGTTGCAGTGGGAGTTACCAGCTCCGCCTCCGGCGTATGTGACGGTCGAGCCGGTGATTGTGGAATTTCTTCCACTCCCGCCATTTGCGCCTTGATGCGTGACGCCATTTGGGCCAACCCCGCCAGCACCACCTCCCCCTCCGTATCCGCTGTGGCCAACGTTGTAGTTTTCGCCACTCGAGAATGCTCCACCATTAAAGCCATATCCAGTAGCACCAGGAAAACTTATTTGTGTGGCGATTCCACTTGAACCGGCTCCTGACCCACCACTGGTGCTGACCCCACCACCACCGCCGTATCCGACCACAAAATCGAGAGATGAATTATTTCCAACTCCACCACTTGTGCCGCCAGCTCCAACTGTTATGAGAGCAGAATTCGCAACAGTCATGCTCCCCTGAACAAATCCGCCTCCGCCGCCAGCCCTTGAGCCGCCGCCACCAATAACCAAAAATTCAATAGTTAGACTTTTGCCACCAACCCATCTCGTATGTATTTGTCCAGTTCCAGTGCGCGCAAATCGCGGACTCATCGTTGAAGAAACCGATGTGCTGCCGCTCAATGTCCTGTGGGTTCTAGACATAACTAGAGAATTCTATTTACGTATCCGCCGATACTGATTACGTTCGTCGTTGCAGCAAACGCGCGCACCTCTGTGCTGCCCGTCAATATCATTCCCGGAACAATGAGATAAAGCCCATTTTCTGCCTTAACGGTAAATTCAATTAGGTCGTCTGGAGCCGAAGTTCCACCAAATTCAATTGTCAATTTTCTGTCCGTTGAATCCGAGTTGACTGCGTACAGCCAAATCTCGTCTAGGCCAGTCGCATGAGATGTATGGATGAGTGTTCCGGGTGTTGCTGTTGCACCAACCTTAATCATGCGTCCATTCGTCGAACCAGAAAACACTTGTTTGGAAAACGTTGCCATATTACTCCTATCCGAATATCTGTTGAGCCAATATTACTTGGTCGCTCTGCCAGGTGTTCCCACCGGCGGTTAGCGTTCCGTCCACTTCCATGTCGCTTAAAACATGAACTTCAGTAAACGTAACCGACGCCGTTGGACTTACATCCTGCCCTATTTCTATGGATGCAGAAGAGCCCTCACCTTGTGTATGGATAATTGTTACGCCAACCCCTGAAGTTATGTCCAGCATGTAGTTTCCTACAGTGTCTGTGCCAAGATTGATTTGGTCGTTAACCCAGAGAGTTCCGTTGTACTTAAGGAAATCTCCTGATGTCTTATCCGCAATTGCGACATCATGTAATTCGTCAATTTCGTATCCGTTTTGAGCAGCTACATAAATAATTCCGTTATTTGTTGCTCGTACTACGACGCCGATAAAAACTAAGTGGTCTGGCGTTGTCGGCTTTATATTCGTAAACGCACCGTCTTCTCCAAGCCAAAGAACATCTCCTGCGGTGTATCCGACGCTCAGGTTAATGCCGTCTACATAACCGCGCGTTATTACTGGCCCGTTTTCGTTGGCGAGTATGTCTGCCCCAGCCATGCCAACTGTTTTGGACGACGTTGCATCGGAGCCATTGTCTGCGCGTTTTACTGTCGCGTGGTCACCAGTGGCGCCAAACAGATACACGCAAGTTCCAGTGGTGATTGGCGTCGCCTCAACATTTCGCACATATGTTACGACCGAAGCGTACTTATTGACCCAGTTCTGTCCGTCATACTCCAACGTTTGGAACTCTTCTGGTGAAATAATATCAACGCCAAATAGTTCAGTTATTGCGACGCTAGACGTATTTACGGTTGTAAAAATATCAATATTAGACGTTCCGTCAAACGACGCTGAGCCGGAAACGTCACCGCTGAGTTCAATTATCCTTGCGGTCTCGAGCGAAGTTGCTGTATCAGCGTTTCCAAAAAG